CTCCCCGACCGTCACGAAGCAGTCAAACAACTGGATTGGGCATGCCAGGCAGAACACCCGGACAATCCTAGTCGAGAGTCAGTCTACGCTCGAACGACCGCTTTCCGGAAAGTGGGTCTATTCTGTTGAAAAACTCATTTTCGGGCACCGTCGAAAAAATTCTAGCCGTTATGGGAAGCGATGCGCGCTTGACGCGAGGGGGATACATGCATGAGCTGGTTTTGCGTTATAGGGCGTCGTAATCATTTTAAGAGGCGCCAGCAGCGGAAAATTTTGATTGCCTCGAATTGAGACCCCGATTCTTGCATCGGTGAATTCGAGTTTTTCAACAGAATCGGTCGAAACCGGCCGGTCGTTGGTGGTCGATGGCCTCCGTTCATGTAACACGGGAGCCTACGGATACGAGAAACGGTAGCACAAGTCCACAAGGGGCCCTGCCGCTGGCGCAATCTTGCCAGAGCGCGCACGGGCGTCGTCTACGCCAAGTAGCCGTCGTTCTTCGAAGCAAAACAGCCGCCTCCGGGCGGCTTTTCATTTCTGGAGCAGCCCATGACCACAAAACGCGCGTACAGCCTCCTCACGATCAAGAGCGTGAACGAGGACCAACGGATCATCGAGGGCATCGCCACGACGCCGACTACCGACCGAATGGGCGACATCGTGGAGCCGGATGGCGCGCGGTTCACGCTGCCGCTGCCGCTGCTCTGGATGCACGACTCTCAATCTCCGGTCGGGCACGTCACGGCTGCGAAGGTGACCAAGGACGGCATCAGCATCGTCGCCGAACTCGTGCAGGTCGCCGAGCCCGGAAAGCTGAAAGACCGCCTGGACGAGGCCTGGCAGTCGCTCAAATCCGGGCTCGTGCGCGGGCTCTCGATTGGCTTCTTGCCACTCGAAAGCGCGCAGATCAAGGACACGTGGAGCTATCGCTACCTCTCGTGGGACTGGATGGAGCTGTCGTGCGTGACGATCCCGGCCAACGCCGAAGCCTCAATCCTCTCCATCAAATCCGCCGACCTCGCGGTGCTCCAGCGCTCGGTTGTGCGTCTGACCGATCAAGTGCCACGCGCGGACGCGAAGGCACCCGCTCCCGTCATCAAGAAACCGGGAGTGATCTACCTCTCGTGACGCGGTAAGTCCGCGTCGCACTGCTTTACGCGACAAGACGCACGACGAAGCCCGACTGGCCGCGCTAGGCCGTGCGTTGGGCGACGGATTCCGTGCTTGTCATTCCCTCTCGGCGTTCCGGGAAACAAATCTCATCCAAGGAACCCTCAATGAAAACCATTGCAGAGCAGATCGCCTCCTTCGAGGCAAAGCGTGCGGCCAGCACCGCGCGCATGGCGGAAATCATGGTGAAAGCCGGCGACGAAGGCCGGACGCTGGACGAGGCCGAGACGCAGGAGTACGACGCGCTGGCCGGCGAAGTGAAAGCGGTCGACGCGCACATCCTGCGCCTCAAGGCACACGAGGCGGCGATGGTGCAACGCGCCGTCGCGGTAGACACCGGCGGTGCAGGTGCAGCAGGCGCAGGCGCAGGTGGCGGAACGGGCGGACGCTCGCCGAGCAACATCATCAGCGTGAAGCAGAACATCGAGCCGGGAGTAAAGATGGCCCGCTACGCGATGGCCCTGCTGCGCGCCAAGGGCAACCTGACCGAAGCCCTGTCCATCGTGCAGAACAACAAGGCGTGGATGGACACGTCGCCCGAGCTGCTCGCGGTGCTGAAAGCGGCGGTGGCGACCGGCGATACGACCACCGCAGGCTGGGCGGCCGAGCTCGTGTACGCGCAGAATCTGGCGAACGAATTCATCGAATTCCTGCGCCCGCAGACGGTCCTCGGACGGATTCCCGGCATGACTCGCATCCCGTTCAACGTGCGGATCGCGGGACAGAACGCCGGCTCCTCGGCCTTCTGGGTCGGGCAAGGGCAGCCGGTGCCGGTGAGCAAGCTCGGCACGACGAGCACCACGCTGGGCATCGCGAAAGCCGCGGGCCTCGTGGCGATCGACGACGAGTTGGTGCGCAGTTCCTCGCCCTCGGCTGAAACGCTGGTGCGCGACGATCTGGCCAAGGCCGTCGCTCAGTTCCTCGACACGCAGTTCCTGGATCCGGACATCGCGGCGGTGGCCAACGTCTCGCCGGCCTCGATCCTGAACGGCGTTACGCCGGTCGCGGCGAGCGGCACGGACTCGGCGGCGTTGCGCACCGACGTTCAGGCGCTGTTCGCTACCTGGATCGCGGCCAACCTCGATCCGAGCAAAGGCGTCTGGATCATGCCTCCGACGCAGGCGCTCGCCATCAGCCTGATGCTGAACCCGCTGGGCCAACAGGTCTATCCGGGCATCAACCTGCAGGGCGGCGAACTGTTCGGCCTGCCGGTCGTCACCTCGATGGCCGCAAAGCTGACCGGAAGCCCGACGCTGGGCAACATCATCGCCCTGCTCAACGCGCCGGAAATCCTGATCGCGGATGACGGACAGGTGACCATCAGCACGAGTTCCGAAGCCTCGATCCAGATGCTCGACAACCCGACGAATGAATCGACTGGAGCGACGATCCCGACCACGGTCGTCAGCATGTTCCAGACCAACAGCCTGGCGATCAAGGCTGTGCGGTTCATCAACTGGGCCAAGCGTCGCGCGACTGCCGCTTCATTCATCACGGTAGCTGCGTACAAGTAACGTCGAACTACGGGTGCGCAGCCGCGTTCGGCGCGCACCCGCTTTTGGAGCCACGCCATGCCTGAAATGATCTCGAAGATCGCCCACAACTACGATGGGCGCGATCTCGTAGCTGGGGACCGCTTCGCTGCGGCCCCGGAATATGTCGCCGTTCTCGTCACCCTCGGCCGCGCTGAACTCGTGAACCCGCAACACTATGCGACGCGCGAACTGATGGCTGGCGAGAGTCCCGCAGCCGCAGCCCGCGCCCTACGCCGCAGCGTCAAGCACAAGGCGAGCTGAAATGCGGATCTTCGGACTTGAGATCGGTCGCGCGAAGCCCGCGCCCGAACCGGGCACGGCGCTCGTCGTAAAGAGCGGCACGCTGTCGGCCGTCACCTCGAGTACCGGATGGTTCGGCCTGATCCGCGAGTCCTTCGCCGGTGCCTGGCAGCGCAACGTCGAAGTCGACGCGCCACGCCAGATCCTCGCGTTCTCCGCTGTCTACTCGTGCGTCACGGTCATCGCGAGCGACATCGGAAAACTCAGGCTCATGTTGGTCGAAGATCAGGTCACGAAAGGCTCAGCCGCCGTCGAGCAGTCGATCGCGACCGAAGTCAGCGCGAATTCGCCGTTCCTGCCAGTCCTACGCAAGCCGAACCACTATCAGACGCGCATCAAATTCATCGAGCAGTGGATCGTCTCGAAATTGCTCTACGGAAACACCTACGCACTCAAGCAGCGTGACGCTCGCGGCATCGTCACGGACTTGTACATTCTCGACGCCCAGCGAGTCACACCGCTCGTGGCCGAGGACGGCAGCGTGTACTACAAGCTGGCGGCCGATCACCTGTCGGGGCTCACCGAACCCGTGACGGTGCCTGCCTCCGAGATCATTCACGACCAAATGGTCTGCCTCTGGCACCCGCTGGTCGGCGTCTCCCCGATCTACGCGTGCGGGGTCACCGCAACGATGGGCAACCGGATTCAGGCCAATAGCACCCGGTTTTTCGACAACATGAGCCGCCCGTCCGGTGCCCTGACCGCACCCGGCACGATCTCCGACGAGACAGCCGCGCGGCTGAAAACTGCGTGGGAGGAAAACTACGGCGGGCAAAACATCGGCCGGATCGCGGTGCTCGGCGACGGCCTCGCGTACACCGCCATGTCCATACCCGCTGGCGAGGCCCAGCTCATCGAGCAGTTGAAGTGGACGGTCGACGACGTGGCCCGCTGCTTTCACGTTCCGCACTTCAAGCTGGGCGGACCGGAACCCGTGCGCGTCAGCGTCGAATCGCTGAATCAGACCTACTACTCTGACTGCCTGCAGGCGCTCATCGAGTCCCTAGAGCTTTGCCTTTGCGAAGGGCTGTCCCTGCCCGGCAATTACAGCGTCGAACTCGATCTCGAAGGGCTGATGCGCATGGACACGGCGGCGCGCTTCGAGGCGAAGAACAAGGCGGTGGCCGCCGGCTGGATGGCGCCGAACGAGGCGAGGGCGGGTGAGGACATGCCGCCGGTCGCGGGTGGAGATTCGCCCCTCATGCAGCAGCAGAACTACTCGCTCGCGGCGCTCGCCAAGCGCGACGCGAAAGAAGATCCCTTCGCGTCGGCGCCCAAGCCCGTGCCTATTGCGCCGCCGGCCGACGTACCCGCTCCGGCAGCCGCGGCCAACGACGCAGCGGCCAAGTTCATGGACATGCTGATCACCAAATTTGGCGAGGCAACGTGTAGGGGCGAAAATGTCAGAGCTTGAAAAAATGGCTGAGGCCGTAGTAGCCGCAGCCCAAGCGTTCGTCTCCCGATCTGTAGCCGCCATCGGCACGCGGATCGACGCGCTCGAGCGGAAGCTGGGCGAGATCGCACTGCTGCCGGGACCGGCTGGTCCGGTTGGCGAGCCCGGTGCCAAGGGACTCG